CATACGTTCCATCGCCCGGATCGGGGCCTTGGTATTGAGGCCCATAACTGCCATCGCCCGGATCAGGGCCTTGGTATTGCGGTCCATATGTTCCATCGCCCGGATCGGGACCGGCACCGCTGCTATTCGGGAAAAGCAATTTCATCAGTTGGGAACCAAGACCCGCACCCGCCTGCGGGAACAGCGAACGCAGCAGATTGCTCGTCCCGCCGCCAAGGCTCGCATCCTGATTCTGATAGCCCCCGGCGTTCAGCGCCCCTGCCGTCCCCGGCGAACCCGATTGCACCCCCGCCATCTGCATCAACTGCTGGATGCGATTGTCGTAGGATTGACTCGCATAGCCCTCGGTGTACTTCGCCAGTTCCGGGTACAGCGATCCCGCCCGCGTCCCGCCGTAGAGCGCGTTCGACGCCCCAGAGATCGCCCTTTGTCCCTGACTCAATGCGAACTGGTAGCCGGGGTCTTGTTTAAACGAGTTAGGATCGGTCATCAGACCTAGCAGTTGCTGCTGGTACTGCGGGCGCTGCGAGGCGAACGGATCGGCCATCGCCGCCGATTCCTTGGCGCGGCCCACATCGCCCCGGCCCCCGCCGGCAAGGCCGCGGTAAATGTCGTAGCCCCCGGTGAGCAATTCACCGATGACAGCACCCCAATCGGTTTCGCCGCCCGCGCCGCCCGCGCCGCCCCTCGTCGCTCCAGCACCATAGTAGTTGTTGGTCACACCCTGCCCGGGTCGGACGTTGTAATAACTGTCTGATGCTCCCATGTCGCTCTCCTATCGGCCCGGACGGCCCAGATACGATCCAGCCGCTCCGCCTAGCATACTACCCCCCGGAATACCCGTAGCGCCACCGGCAATGCTCCCTACCGCAGCTAGAGGATTCCGATACCCGCCCTGCGCCAGCCCCGGCAGCGACCTGAGAACAGCCGCCATCAGCGGATTCGACCCCGCGCCCAGTCCCAGCCCGGAAACAAGAAACGGCGCGAGCGCCGACGCCATGCCGGACGTCACCAATGCTATCGTCGCCATCTTGCCATACTTCATCACGTTGTCGTCCGGTGCCCGCCGCTGGATCAATTGCAGCAATCCGTAATTCGGGTCGTTGTAGGTCCGTCCCATGCGCGGGTCCGGGCCAACCGGCTTCATCGTGTACGGGTCCACCCGGCTGTTGCTGTTGACCTGTCCCCACATGGTATTGGCCGGAGTATCGCCTCCCGGCCCCATGCGCGGCAGCTTCGACCAATCGACGTAAGGCTGCGAGGTATCCAGCCCGCCCGCCTGCTGACCCTGATAGCCGCTCTCGTACTGACCGGTCGGAGCGGTACTCATCTGCGGAGCGCGAATGGCCCCGCTCGCCAGCAACTCCTTCGAGTTGGCGTTGTTGGTCAGCAGGTAATTCATCATCTCCTGCGTCTTGTCGCCGAACACCCCACTTGAGGCGGAAGCGTATTGCTGGAGCCAGTCGTAATTTGCCATTACAGACCTTGTTCAAAAGTGACTTCTAGGGCTTCCAGCCGCATCGCATTGCTGTCCCTCTGGGTGATCTTCCACGCTCGACGCCGGCTAGATCCATTGCGATATAGCACCGGCCGAGACGTGCTCATGTCCACCGTGCGCCCAAGATTGAAACTCTGATAGTCGTCGTCGGTCGTCTGAACCAGAGGCTCTCCCGCATTGCGGTCGCCAATGAGTTCGGTCTGTCCCCAGAACTTCGTGCGATTGTTCTCGGCATCCACTTTGGCGGTCTGCAACGTCACCACAAACGGCACGCCGTTATCGTCGTTGTAGCTGCCGTCAAACTTGTAAATGCTCCCGTTGAACGGACTGAGCAACAATGTTCCTATCGGAGTCACGGTGCGTGCCGCAGATGCCGCGTAGTCGAATGGCCCAATACCGGAAAATGTCGTCCACTCAAACCACTGCTTTACCGTCAGATCGTAAACGAACGACGATTTATCGCTAGAACCATTGGCATCGGAAAGGATGTAGAACAAATGACCATTGCTATACGCTGCAATTCCTCTCCAGCGTGCATTGTTGGCCACATTATTTATGAGTTTATCAATGGCGGGCGTTGAGATAACCTGTGGCATCAGGCCGTTGAGAATCATTACCTGCCAATTGCGTTCGGCGGTTTGTCCCAGCCACACTATCGTTGGGCCAACATTGGCAATCGTTTCCGCAGACGCACAACCAATTTTCATATTGGCATTGAGATAGGGGCGCAGCGGGGAGCCATCGGCAATGCCTGCGTCGTAGAAGAACTGCATGGTGTAGGTGCCGAAGGCCAGCACATAATTCAGATACTTCACCAGCGCCACGCCGGGATCGCTCTCGTAGTCCGCGCCGACGACGTTGAGCAGCGGCCAGTGATAGGGGTCATTCAGCTCGCAACTGTGAATGAGTCCGGTGGTATCCATGACGTAGGCGATGCCGCCCAATACCACGATGCCGGGTACGGTCTCGAACGGATAGCGGTTATCGCTGACCGGGATGACGTTGGCAGCGTCGATCACCCACAAATTGCGCTGGTTCTTGAGCAGCAGTTGGCCGTTGTTGTTGAAGGCGTTGAACTGCATCGGCTGGTCAGCAACGGCAGTGGTAAGGCCGGTTCCGAGCGCCAGCGTTTCATTAAGGGTGGCGTAGTAGACGACACTAGAAAAAGATACTGTTGCGCTGCTTCCACCGACCCAATACATCGTCAGGTAGTTGTAGGAACTCACGCCGGGGGGAACAGGGGCAACGAACACCTTTCCAGAATACGATGGCGCCCAAGGTCCGCTGGCTGTCACTAACGGCCAATCAATACCATCAATACTTGAGTAGACGTGATTTACATACACGTCTGGCCCACCCATTACGCCGTTAATCATCCACATTTTGTTGTTATAAACGACAGCGCCGGCTTGGCGACGACCGACCGCCCCCAACCCTGCGCTCGCCCACGCTGATGCCTGCGTCAACGTCCATGTCTTGCCAACATCGCTTGACGACCAAACATCGTTCTTCCCGTTCGTCCCGTCATAGCCCCCTGCGACCCACAACTTATTCTTGAAGTAATAGTTCTGCATCAGCGTGCGGGCGCTCCATGCCGCGGTTCCATCCGACTTCACGGCAGCAGGCGTAACTTCGGTCCAGGTAATTCCATCGACCGTGAACCAAACATCGTTTTTGTAACCGGCAGCACTCTCGCCACCCAACAGATAGATGCCATTGTCGGCGCTGATGACGCCCGAGCCACTACGCGCAGTCCACGCTGCCGCACTGGTTGACTGCGTCCAATTCTTGCCATTTTTGGAAGCCCAAACGTCGTGCAGGTAAGTTCCCGCAGGGCCGGTGCGCCCGCCAAAGACGTACATGGCATCATTGATGACGCCTACCATCATGTTCGATCTACCCGCCCACGGGGCTGACGCCGTTGCCTGTAACCACGTTCCATCCGTATCGCGTTGCCATACATCGGAGAGTACCGTCAGTCCATTTCCTCCACCCAGCAAATAGATTGATCCGTTAAGATCAACGATGCCGAACAGTTCCCTGCCCAGCCACGGTGCATTGGCCATCGCCTGCCACGCAGATCCGTTCGCTCCCGAGGCTGCCGCTCCAGACTGATTAAGCCTATCGCCAATTACCGAATACACGGCGCCATTGAATATCGTGAGCGCCTGCCCCTCTCCCGCAGTATAGGTTGGCTCATAGACCGACAATCCGGGACGCTTCAGGGTAAAGATGCGCTCGCCCAGCACCTCATCCATCACGTTGACGCGGTGCTGATCCTTGGCGGTATCCGCCGAACGCGGATTGAACGGCCACGACAGCGGTAGGCGAACGGTAGGCATTAGCGGCGATAACTCATCTGATCAGGCTGGAACGTGACCGCAGCGTTCTCCACGCTCCAGTCCTGTAGCTGATTCTGCATTTCCTTGCCCATCGCAATGACCTTTTCCGCCCACGCTGGATCAACCTGCGGATAGTCGAACGATAGATCGCCACCGAGCATGAACTTCAGACACCGAAACCACTCTTGCGGCAGGTCAAACTCGTCGCCACTGGCGCTGACATCGTAGATCGGACGCTGGAAGTTGGCATAGATGGTGCGCGTTATCTGCGAAGGCGCGGTATAAATGAACACCGTACCATAGCCCGTCGAGGGCGAGGTCAGTCCGCTCGCCAAGTCGATGCCGGGATGGTAGTAAATGGAATTTGGAATAGCCTGAATCGACTTGTTGCCATAGCGCAGATATTCCAGGCGGCTGATAAGACGCAGCGGCGTGTCGAAGTACGGCGTACACGTTGTATCCCGGATGTAGGAACCCTCGAACAGCCGCAGCGGGCGCGTCGTTGTCACATCGGCGCCCACCGGCCCGATGGTGTAGACGAATTGCCCGACCACCATGGGAATTGCCAATAACTGATAAGTCCACAACTGCAACCCGTTGCTCTGCATGTTCTTGAGCAGCATGTTCAGCGTGATGTTGGCATTCTTGATCTGGGTGGCATTGGGAACGTCGGTTTCCTTAAGCACCCGGATGACGCGCAGCGAGGCCGCAATCAACTCGTTGCGAGTGACGGTGAAGGAGGCGGTTCCGGTACTGGCCATGGATTACCTCGGCTTCTCTTTTTGTTGCACCATTTCCTGCTGTTGCCGTTGCTCGGCAAAATTGACATCAGCAAGACTATGTTGCCACGCCATCAATTGCTGCTGATACATTTCCGCCATCTTGAACAGTCGCATACAACGGTCCTCCGGCACCTCATATTCATCACAGAGAATCGCGGCAAGACCCATTCTGATAGGCAGCAACCACTCCTGTGGCATATCAAATTCGTCACCGGCAGAAATCAAGTCATAGACCGGACGTTGAAAGTTGGCGTAAATGGTAAAGGTGTTGTCAACAGACGGGAAATACAGATACAGGGTGCCGTAACCCAATGCTGGCGATGACTGGAATTTCCCTCCTGCCGGAGCGATGTAGATCGACGGTTCCCAATAAATCGCATTGGTGATTCCGGTAACGGATTTTGTTGTTACCTGCAAATATGCCTGCCGCGGGAGTATTTCCAGCGTCGTGTCGATCGCAACCCCATCTACTGT